CCAGAGATCTGGATAGCGCCGCGCCCGTCTTTGCGCTCTTTGTACATCACCGAGTCACCGCCCTCACGCGATGAGTTCAGCGGGAAGATTTTGCGGAGTGCAGTTGTCCCCTTCAACATCGGCGACAGCTTCATCTTGGACCAACGCCGCCCGTTGTCTTCGGTCGGATGGACATAGAGGAAATCGCAAGGATCAAGATCCAGCGTCCCGCCGGTGAAGATATTTGCCAGCACCGTGCCCCCAAGCTGGGCCGACTTCGCAAGCGAGACGATCCGACAAGGATCCTCCGGAGACAGCGCCTGCAAGATCTCCGTGAAATAGCTGAAGCGCTCCGGATTGTATGGCCCCGGCATCGGGCTCTCACGCTTGGAGAACACGATATTTTCAGTCGCCCACCGCAGGTAATCCACGGCCTGCGGCGGCTCAAGAACCTCTGCCAGTACATCGTGGAGCATCCATTCTGTGCTGGTTAGGTTCAGATCGAGCATCAATCCTCCAATTCAATCTTCGCTGGGGCCGTCGTACCGACCGCGCTTGCAGCCTCGCGATGCTTCGCGGACGCCTGCTCTCGCACTGTGCGGAACTCATTGCGCAAAAGGTGCAGCGCGTCTCGCTGCGGTACCTCGAATTTCTCAGCCAGCTTCGCTGCAAAATCAGGCAAAGCCCCCTCAAAGATCTGCAGCATCATGCCGGAGATCCGGGCCATCTGGGCGCGAGCCTCCGCAGCCTCAACCAATCGCCCCTGCAGCTGCGCCTCTGAAATCGCATCCATGCGATTTTTCCGCTGCATCTGCTCCAGCCGGGCAGCCTTCAGCGGATCAGAGGGAGCGATGACCGGCGCGATCTGTGGCGCTGGCTCTGCAGCCGGTGAAGCCTGGGCCTCAGGAATTGCGACCGCTGCCGGAAGATCCAGCTGCTCGACCGGCGCCACCGGTTCAGGCTGAGCCTCAGGTGCAGGCGCGGCGGGCATGACATCCGCAGCTGTCTTGGTGGCAATGCCGTTGCCAAGCGACTGACCAAGATCACGGTTCTGGGCGACCTGAGCGAGCGCCTTGGCTGTAATCAGCTTGCCCTTCTTGCCAGGCTTGCTGAAGGCGTCTTCCAGAAGAATGCCGTTTGCCTTCCACTGGCTGACAGCCGCCCGCGACACTTCGCAGTAGCGAGCAAACTCTGCCTGCGACATTTGCTCTGGAAGCGCCTCCATTCCGGCCAAGTCTCCTTTGCAGTTCAGCGGGCAAAAACTGTTAAGCCCAAAACGTTAAGCAGCCCCCATGTGTTAAGGCTTTGAAAAGTGGGTCAGACTGGAGATCCTTCGGGGGGTTTCCCACCCGCGTAGGCTCAAAATGGGCTACGGTCCCTTTTTTTCGGGGCCGACTTGCAGACAAATCCGGCCCATAAGCTTACACTCTAATGCCGCGCCTCAACCTTAGAGGACACGCCCGATCTCATGATCAAGCCGCTGCGGTAGAACCTTGGCAACCACCTCATCAAACGCCACAGCGCTTGCGCCCTCGACCATTTCCAGCGGGATAACCACCCCGGATCTCAACCGCTCCAACTCCGTCCTACCACCGGCGCGGCCATAGACGTGGCCGCCAAGCGTGCCGGTCAGGTCAACACGACGCCCAGGGAACGCCCCGCCCCGAAAGAACGTATTGCCAATGAACTCTTCATTGCCTCGCGAGCGGCCAAGGTAGGCTACAACGCCGTCGCGGGTTTCGCGCTTCTTGAAGTACCGCAGCGATACATCACCACCGACGCTCTCCAGCGTGTAACTCAAGTGATCCCAATCCGACCGGCGGGTATGGACGGCAGCACGAATTGTCTTCTGGGGCAGCCCAACCTCTACAGCGAGCGTCCGCACCACCTGTGCGCGCGCCATATCGCCCGCACGGTTGATGGCCCGGTTGGCAACCTTTGGCCCTTCCTTGCCCAACGCCCCCAGCCGGTTGGCGAAGCGTTGCAGCTCGCGATCCTCATAGCCGTTGACGTTGAACATCCCGCCACCTCCGCGCCTCTCACGAAAAAGGGCCAGCCTAGCAATTCCCGCCAGACCAGCCCTGAAAACCACGAACATCCTAGGGAATGAATTACACCTACACCTCCATCGACAAAACCACAGCTTGCACTCAGCGCACCAAACACAAAAAAGGCCCGCGCGTTTCCGCCGGGCCATTCTTCCAATGCAGCTGCAGTGCCTAACGCTGAACCGGCTATCGCCTTTGAGCGCGGGCTTGACGGGATGGGCAGAGTTCGGGGCTGTACCATGCGAGATCTGCCGTCCGACGCTACGGTGTGTCGCTCAAGGGACAGGGGCCGCCACGTCTTCGTCTCCCTTTTTGTTAAGCGCCCCAGCCGCTTCCGGTCAAGCCCCCTTAACAATAAGCCATGCAACTTTACACTTAACTTATTGCGCAGCAGTCAAAAATTCCTGCTCAAGATCAACCTCAACATCCTTGCCCAAGAGGGTCATCACCGCACGGGCAGAGCCGCCAGACACATCCAGAAGAGAAACCGTCTGCCCCTCAAAAGGGCCAGCATCCACGCGGACCAAATCACCAACAGAAAATCGCACCGGCTCAGCCTCCACGTTTGAAGCCTTACGACGCAGGCGACCGCCGCCAAACTTGCGCATCAGAAAACGCACCTTGGCATCCGAGATCCGAACAGGCTGCCCCCCTGCCCCCATCACCCCCGACACCACGTCCAAAGCCATCAGCTCATGGAAACGCGCCTGACCAGCAGCCCAACCGACAAACAGCCAACCCTCCATAGCAGGGCGGCACTTCAACTTCTGCTCAGAGCTGTACCGATTGACCCGCGACCACTCTTTCTTGATCGGCAGGAACACCTCAAACCCCGCTTTCTGCAGCACCAGCTCCGGTACAAACACCCGCTGACCTGAGCCCTTCACCTTGCGCCGCGCCATTTGCCCATTGCGCGCCCGATAGGTTTCAAACTCGACACCAAGAACCGTTTCACGACGCCCGCCATTCTGGCGCGCCTTCAGCTTCACAGCATACCAATCCATCTCGGTGCCTCTGGTTCGGTCTGGCAGGCTCATGATGCAACCATGTCCTCGCAGGCGCGGATCGCAGCCCGGCGCTTCTGGCGGAATTGCTCTTCTTCCCGGCTCACCTCCCCCACCCGCGCCAGACGGCTCTCGATGTCCCGCAGCCGACGCATGCCTTCATCGGCGCTCTCGCGGATCTTGCTCAGCGTCCAGGCGCCCGGCCACTGGCGGTTGCCCTTCAGCCAGACATGCAGTTCCGGCGCCCAGCCCTCGCTGATCGCCTTCTGCCCGATCTCATGGGCAAACACCTTCAGCATCAACGGCGATGGCCCCGCCTCTGGCGGTTCAATACGGCGCGCCTGATCCAGCACATGCAGCGCGATCGGGAAGCGATCCCGCTCCTTGCCGCCCGGATGCTGCTGACACCACTCGCAGAGGCTCATCAGCCCCTGCGGGCTCATATAGGCCAGCTTCTGCCGCAGCTCCCGGCGCATCAGCTCGAACTGCTCCTTGCGCATGGTTCCGGGCTTGGTCAGCCCCATCAGATCCAGCGGGGCAATCAACAGCTCCTGCACCAGCTTTTCCCCCTCTTGCTGTTTGCTCACGTCCATACCCAACCTCTTTCTCTGCAAGTCCAACTTATCCACAGGCTCACCCGGGCTGAGTGTCCGCGTTGGTGTCTTTCTTTTTCATTCTCATTGTCTTTATCCTTATCGATGACGACACTAAGTGACTGTCCGTGACTGTCCGTTAGTGTCTCACGGACACTAAGCGACACTCAGTCCTGGGTGATTTTCGCAAACCGCCCCTTGCGGTCTTCCTCAATGCAGGCCTGAATGCCTGCATGCAGATCATCGACGATGCGGCGTGCGCGACCGTGTCGCTGAATGCGATCCTGCACAAAAACATCGATCCACTTTATCTTGCGGGGATCTCCCGCCAGGACAGGTGCAAGCGAGGCCACATCTTCTGTCAGCCTGTTGAGACGCCGCTTGTGAGAGGCCGCCTCCACACGAGCCGCATGGTTTGCGCGAGAGGCAAAGGCCGTTGTGACAATCCGCGTCACCACAGGGTGCATCAAGCGCAGCTCATCACCGGCGCGGCATGGCACCCAGCCATGAAGCGGGCCATATTCTGTGCTGCAAAGCCGTTCGAAATGATCACAATCCACCGCAGGCTGGATCATGCGCGCGAGGCGCTTCATGTCCCGCGGCAAGGTGCCAACGGGGGTCTCTGAATGGGCCAGGTTGACCAGCTCAAACCACATGGATTTGCACTCATGTGACCCGTTCCAGCGCATGTCTGAACTCAGCCAGCGCCGGAATTCCCACTGGACAAACCCGTGGGTGTCCAAGCGGCAATCCGCATCGATGGGATATTCGGGCAGCGCATCGATTGCTGCGGGTGAAACCACGGCATGCAAGGTCATCGCGACACCTCCAATGGAATAATCGGCTGCAAACACGTCATCATGCGGCCCTCCGCAAGCTGTCAGCAAAGAAGGAAGGTGCGCCCGGATCGCTCAGCATGACCAGAATGGCGATATGCCCGGCCGGGGCTGTCACAGCCCCCCACCAGTTCAGCGCTGTCTGAAAGCTCACATCGCAAAACAGAGCGACCTCCCGCGGGGAGGCAAAGCGGGCTCTGAAGTAGGCAGACCAGAGCTCGGGGCCACTAACCTTTAGCGCATAGGGATCAAACTTATTCGACCAAGACTTTTGGCAATGATCCCTGCCAGACTGTGCGCATGTCATTTCGTTGTTCACAATCAGGGTCAAGCGTGGGCGGGTCATGTCACCTCCTCCATCGACCGGGTCTCTTCCTGATGAGAAACCCATGTGCTAGCCGAAACAGAACCCGCAGTGGCACGCTCGATGCGGACCGCGAGATCAAGACCTGGTTTAGATGCACCGTTGGCCAACCGAGAGATAACTCCCTGACTGACACCAACCTGTTCGGCAAAATCGGCTTGGCGGATCCGCTTTTCTTTCAAGTAACTCGAGAGCTTTGTCATGCGATAGGATATTCCCCACTGGAATATTCGTGTCAAGAATATTTATTCCTGTCGGGCTTTTGCGGAAGTTCGCGGCTGATGAGATAGTTCAGCATGACTTCGATCAAGAGACTCAGAAAGCTCAAGGGCTGGAACCAAACCACGCTAGCCGAGGCCTCGGGGCTCGAGCAGTCGACTATTTCTAAGATCGAACGAGGATGGGATGGAGCGACCATCCGGAGCCTCAGCTATATAGCCGAGGCCCTAGAGGTTCCCCTTTACCAATTGTTCGTGGACGATAAAGAGCTTGCTGAGCTCAGACTTCTAGAGGTTTTTCGGACGCTCCCAGACGAACGGAAGCAGGGTTGGTTGGATATGGCACGCGCTGTATTAGACCAGCATCCGCCAGCTGAAGAATAAAACAATCGAGCTGCTTGGCAGTCATAGCCTTGAGCAGCTCTTGAAACTCTTGGTCTTTCATAGATCTACCTGAAAAATCCCACCCAACACCCGCAAGTGCGACTTTTGCTCCAACAACGCGCCTATGACAGCAAGGCCGATCCGCCATCCTGTTAATCTCGCGCAGCGGATGTGATGAGAAATTATTCCTCATGGGAATTTTTATTCTTGACTGGAATATTCCCAACGTGAATATTAAGCTCTATCAACCGATGGAGGATTGAATGCAAGACATCACCAATACTGCGCGCCAGATCGTCGGTCACCCACAGGACCATCTCGACGACACCGCCCTGTTCACAGCTGCTTGGGCCACTTTGAAGGCAGCCCGCGGGCAACGCTTCGACCCAGCACGTCTGCGCGCGGCACACCTCTACGAGCGCCCCACTCCGCCACTGGAGCCGCTCGAACAAACGCTCGATCGCATCGCTCGGAAAACCCGCAGCATTGCCGAATCCAAGGGTTACAGGCTCCCTGCCAAACGCGCGGCATAGCGCCACCAACGCAACACACTTGAACACCCGAATGCGGCGCGCGATGGCTGGATTGGCGCGCTGCAAGTTTCCGGTTTCGCGCCCACTCACGGACGCGGATCGCGCAGGCAGCGCAATCCTCCATCCATCCGCTGCCTGCGCACTTGGATCAGATCACATGAAAATTCATAGTAAAATTGAAATCAATTTGCCACGCCATGCCGGGATCGGGGTCAGTTGCGTATAGGGGCGGAATCCTGCGCTAACGAAATTTGGGGCTTCTGTCCCACTTGAACTTGCAGGATAAATCGCCCTGTAAGCCTTTGATCTGTCTGACAGCATTTTCGGACAAGAC